TTTTCCAAAGCCCATTTGAAAAAATTCAGTTGACCTATAGTTGTTTCAATAAATGTTCCTTTTGCATCATCATATGGTATACTTATTCTATCCCATCTACAAAATGGATCAAAACGTTTTTTCGAATAAGCTTTTAATTTCAATTTATAATCCACATATACCTTGAATCTTTTTGAGCTTGATGATGATGTCGAATTTTCTTCTGAATTAGAAGCATTCATCTCATTGCTAATATTATAAGTTGTAAAATGTTTTTTTGCATAGTTGGTCGAGAACCAATCTACTATTCGGAGAGAAATCTTGGATTCACCAGTTATTATTTTCAACATTCTCTCCATATTGTTGTTATTTTTGTAAAATACCAATAAATTGTTTAATAATAAATCATTTTGACTAGTATAGTTCAATGAATTCAATTTTGCCGGAGTATTAACAGGACTAGTTAAATTATCAATTACACATGGATTTATAACACAATTCATTTTAATATTGCAATATGTTATTGTAATATGTTATTATAATATGGATAAAATTATAGCTATTTGTTTAAATGTTTTTACATTAAATGTTTTAATATAAATTGTTATTCTCCGTTTCAGTACTAGGTTTCTCTATATTTGTATTCACAGGTTTCATAAATAGATCTCTATTGATGACATCTTGTATATAACTATCATTATTTTGTGTTTGTGTCTCAGAATTTTGATGTAAAAATGGATTCAATCCTATTTGTGAAACCATTTCTCGTTCTGCCATTTTATTATAGCTTTCTTCTCTCTTATTATTTGAAGCTAATTTAAATTGATGTTCTAAAAACATAATGTCATTGGAATCACTCCAATTAGTAGAATCACATTGCATGGATTGTGTATATGCCATATTTTCTATATGCTCATCTGTAACTGGTTGTGATTGTCGTTCTCGTTGTGAGTCGTCTGTATTTACATTATTGGATTCTGGATAAATCCGAGTATGTTTTCTTAAACTTCTCTCCATAAGTTCCCCATCACCAATTGACCATTTCCAAAAAATTAAATTCTTAAATTGGTTGTTCATATATGTATAAATATTATAACTATTTTTATATGATATAAATTAAAAATATAAATATTATGATTTTTTTACTATTTGTAATTGTTTCGTAAATAAAAAGGCATCCTTGCTTTGTTTTCGTCGTTTTAAATTACAATGTAAGCAAGAAATTAATACGTTGTCCTTGTTATGACCTAATGAATTATCAATCCTATCCAATGTCCATTGAAGACTTTCTCTCACAATTTCATATAATATTAACATTTCCTTTTTGCAATAATAACATAACAGATTCGATTCCTGTAGTTTTACTATTGTTTCTTCTAATGTTATCATATTATTCGAATCATATATATCTTTATGAATATCTTGTTGTTTGTAATTATTTATTTTTTTCTCAATTTGCCGTTTTATTAATTTAATATTATCATCATCGTCTAAAAAGAGTATTTTATCTAATAATTCTAATTGATAATTTCTCTCATAAACCTCTTGTGGAAGTTGCCATTTTTGTGATTCTTTTCGTAATTTTATTTTATTTACATCATCTTTATTTGTTAATTTTTTTATTTGATAACGATTACCAACTCCAACAATATTTATACTTTTTTTTGTTTCTATTGATGATTCTTGTAATATATCTACACCATTCTCTTGATTATCATTCTCTTCCATAATTCAATTTATATTATTAGTATAAAAATAATATAAATTGATCTCTTTATATATGTATATATACATATATATTTAAACTATGCTCATGGAACAAAATACGGATGCTATTCAACCAATGCACCCTCCAGAAATAACATCATCTACGCAACAAACACAACAAATACAACCACCACAATCTAATTCAAAAAAAGATGAGTGCATAGAATTAAAAAATATTAAATATAAAACAATGTTGCTATGCAGTGGTAATCCTATAATAGAAACTAAATCATCAAATGATTTATCTAATTTGGAAAAATTTTTAGAAAATGAAAAAAACAACAACAAAATTGAACCATGGAGCAAACTAGATAAAACTATGAAAACAAAAAAATTAATTGAGTATGTAAATAAATACAAAGATGAAAATTCATTATCCAATGAAGAAGAACAGCTATTAATACATTTTTTAAAAGATTGCATAGACAAAAAAAAACTAATACGTGTTAAAGATGTAATATATGATAAAGAAACTGGATTAATAAAAAATATACCTGCATTAAATTATAATAAACAAAAAAAACATTTCACTCTTAAAAATACAGATAAACGATTATCCACTCTTAAAAATTTACCAAATCATAATAAAAAATTAATATCTATAAAAGAACCAGATAATGAATGTGGTAACTGAAAGGGATAGAGATGCACTATTTTTTGTTATATTTACGCGTTTTGTTGGTTTTACGACTATTATATTTTTTTAATAGTGTCTTAACTCGCGTGTTTTTATGTTTTTTATATGACCGACCACCTGTATTTGGCATAACATTTTCAGGTTTTCCTATATTTGTAACAGCATCATATGTTTTATTAACAACTTTATTGACAGTGGTTTGTAATTCGTCACCGTTGTTATTAACATTATTAATAAGCTTATTTTTTTTAACAAACATGTATTTATTACAACTAATTTTTGAAAGAATTACTTTTGTATTTACAGGAATTATGATTCCGTTGTTGTTTTTATTATCTATAATTGTTGTATTTTGCATTACTTTAAAAATGAAATTTCCATTACTATCTGTACCACAATATTCTCCGTACATACCAGATGCACTGATGATATAATTTAATTTTGATACATCTGTAGTTATTTTATTTTTAATAACATTGTAACCATTTCCTGTAAGCACATTAATACTTGTTTTTACAGTTTCTGATTTAACTTTAATTACTTCTGAATAGTCTATTTTATTTATATTTATTGTTGTTTTATTAACATAATTAATACCAACAATTAATTGTGATTCTAATTCATTCGACATTTATATATTAGTTTTGAATATGTGTTGAATACTAATATATATAAATATTAAAATATAAAAGAAAATCATGAATTTATATAAGGTATATATACTAGTTTTAATATGGATATTGATGTGCAAGAACTAAAATTAGAAAATATTCTCTACAAAATTGCACCAGATTTGAATTCATCTATTTTTTCTGAAGATTCTAGAAATGAATTAATAGAATATATAATAGAACTAATCAATGATTATGTAGAAGAAAATACGAATATTATTGCGGATCCAGATTTTGATGATATTATATATGAAGATATATCAGATATCATATATGAACAATATGAAAATTATTTATACCCAGAATATTATTTTACATACAATGATACGGTTGAGGATGAATTAACTGAAATTATTGATTTTGCATTTGAAATATTTTATATCTGCTTTATTCCTGAACGTTCTCTCGAGAGAGTCAACCAAAATACATCCAACAATGTAAACAATACAAAAAACAAAGAAGATATTACTAAAATAATAACATATTTGAAATCGAAACCTCAACCAGAACAACGCACTAATGAATGGTATGAATTTAGACATAATTTAATAACCGCAAGTAATGCATATAAAGCATTTGAATCTGATGCTATGAAAAATCAATTAATATATGAAAAATGTCAACCAATTAAACATATATCTGGTTCTTCTGATGTACAACATCAAAACAAACAAGTTAATATTAATACTCCATTTCATTGGGGTCAAAAATATGAACCAGTTTCTGTAATGATATATGAATATATCAACAACACAAAAGTAGGCGATTTTGGATGCATCCAGCATGATAAGTACTCTTTTTTAGGCGCGTCTCCTGATGGAATCAATATTGATCCGAATAGTGAAAAATATGGCGTTATGTTGGAAATTAAAAATATCGTAAATAGAGAAATTACAGGGATACCTAAGAAAGAATATTGGGTTCAAACACAATTACAAATGGAAACGTGTAACTTGGATGAATGTGATTTTTTGGAAACTCGTTTTATTGAATATGAAAATGAAAATGCGTTTTTAATGGATACATCCAAGACACCAAACGACCCTACGCATACAAATAATAACCAATTAATTGAAAAAACAGCAAAAAATGAACATAAAGGAATTATTATGTATTTTGCTAATAAAGATGGTAATCCATTTTATGTGTATAAACCTATGAATATTAAAACCTATCTAGATTTTCAAACATGGGAAGAAAATGAAATGGAACGATTAGAATCACTGGGTTATATCTGGATAAAAAATTTATATTGGCGTTTAGACTGTTTTAGTTGTGTTTTAATTAAACGAAATACAAAATGGTTTAATGAAAATTTACATTTTTTAGAAGAATTGTGGAAAACAGTTGAATATGAACGTGTTCATGGTTATGCACATAGAGCGCCAAAATCGAGCAAAAAACAAACAAAAAATCATATAGAGCCTAGTACCACAAGTAAATCTATATGTTTAATCAAAATAAATTATGATAGTGGAGATGCAGTGTTAGACAAAGATTCAGAATATGTCTCAGAACCAATATCAAATGATGCAACAAAAAAAGTGCAAATATTTCCCTCAAACTCAAATATAACACATAGACCCAATACATTGCAGTTTTTCAAAATTCGAACTCAATCGTTTGACGAAAGCAAAAATAATACGAATTGATCAACCCAACCACCAACCCTGTCAGACTATTCAGTTTCATTATAAAAATTGTTTAGATTACCTGGTGTCACAAAATATCCATTTCTAGATGTTGAGTTAGTTATTTTACAGACAGGTGGTAATGGTTTTATTATATTAGAAGGATTGTGTTGTTTATTATCATACATAGTATCACAAAATTCAACAGGCATACAACCACCTAAATCAGGATTGATGGAATAACGAATATTGTTTGTTTCTTGTTCATAAGATCCTACTTGAAATAGGGGATATTGCCACCATACATCACTACTATTGATATCACGAACACCAAATGTTTTTGATTTAGGATAATAACCATCTAATAAATAATCACCTTGAACACTTGGATTAGAAGTATAATTTCCATTTTTATCAATAGCAAAATCAGAATACGCTAAATTGCTTTTAGTCAATGGTTCGCTTCCTGTAAAACCTTCAGTTCGGAAATTTATGTTTTTTGAACATATTGAAAATAGCACCATAATTATAACAATTAACACTATCCATTTTATATAATTTACGTGTTTCATGATTTGTATATATAGACTTATATAATAGTTATATAATATTATAGTAAAAATAAATTATAATATTATTGTTAAAAATATTAAAATTATTTATTTAGTAATCATAGAAATAAAATGTCCATAAGTGAATCCAATGAAAAAATCAACAACAACACAAATACAGAAATGCGTGTATTAAAACGCAATGGTACATTAGAAGACATTGCATTTGATAAAATATTAAATCGCGTAAAAAAAATTGGTATTGAAGCAAATATTAACATAAACTATTCATCTTTAGTTATAAAAGTAATAGATCAACTATATGATAAAATTGAAACTACTAAAATAGATGAATTAGCCGCAGAGCAATGTGCGTCATTATCAACGCAACATCCCGACTATGGGGTT